CCCCCGCGAACGATTCACGCGGGCACTGTGGTTATCATTTGCCTACCACGCCCGCATGGATCGGCCCTACGAAAGGCAAATGAATCATGGTCCAGAACGGCAAGCGTTGGCATATCTGCGATGACTGTCTGATCCCCCTAAGCAGTGGCTTGCGTTCCATCGCTCGACGCCTCCCCCGAATCTTCGATGTGGCGAAAGCCGATCAGTTATTCTCCGAACGTCTGGTGACCGATCCCCGCAGAAAACGGACAGATGATTTGAAGAAAGAAATGCTGGCGCAAACCGAACCAGCCCGCGCCGTCGATATGGGTTCACTCTACCGGAAATATCGAATCGATATGGCAGTTGACTGGCTGAAGTTCCACATATCAGTCGAATACGCTACTGACTTCAAACGCACGCTACTCGATGCGCAGAACCGACTCGGTGCCCTTGAGTTCAAGGCCTGCCAAATCATCACCGGATGTGAGGGCAAGAAATCGGTGCGATATGTTCGGTATCCGATCCAGCGGCTGATGGAACCACACTACATATTGCTGCGGGAAGAGTTCCCCGACTATGACTACCCCGACGATCGCGAACAACTACCCGATAATGTACGCGCGTTTGAAGTTGAGTTTGTGGACGAATACACCGAGATAGAAATACAGATTCGGGAAGCCAGCGAATATCTGGTACGACTATCGGGCCTGATCCAGTCAAAGATGAGGAAAGACGATCCACCGCCGCCAGATCCTACCAAGTCAAGCAAGGCCTCTAATCCACCGAACAAACGGGGTCCTACGGTGAACCAACGCATGTTGGAAATAGCGGCCAAGAACAGCGAGACCCATGGGTGGAACTGCCGCCAATGGGCACAGCACCTCAAATGCGCAGGACCCACCGTTGTCGCAACAGATGCCTGGAAGCATCTCGAAAGTGCGCGGCTACAGGCGAAGGCCGAACAAATGAAAGACCGACGAAGGAAACCGAAGGCGAGCGATCGTCGGCAAGACTGACAGCGATTAGTTCGGAGGCAACGAAACCGAACAAACTGCGCACAAACCGAACTAACTGGACATAGTCAGAATTTTTTATTTTGCGGGGTTTTCAACGGGAAACCCCGCATTTTTTGTGCGCTTGCTGGGACGAACTCCTAAGGAATTGACCCAGAAACCCGAACGAACGCGGGAGTTAATAGACGCCGAGTTTTTTTTTGTCCTGGTTACGAGGCAGGCATGGCACAGAAAGGGATCACGGAGAGCCCCGCAATTTATGTCGCAATTATTGTGGCGGCACGGAGAGCTAACAACCGCGAACTGGAGCGGGCAATGCGTCGGCAGTTAGTGGAACAATTCGACGTTCGGCTCAGTTTTGTTCGGAGATCGAACAACTCACGTAAGGATGTCCACGATGACTGACACTCCATTCACCCTACTGCTCACACCCCCACAAGCGGCTGAGGCGCTGGCCATCAGCCCACGAAAATTGTGGAGCTTGACCACGTCGGGGGAGATTCCGCACGTCCGGATTGGACGCTCCGTGCGGTATCCGATCGACGATCTTCGAACCTGGACTCAAAGTCAAACGAAAGGAGTCGCCAAATGAATGCTGTTCATTCAATTAGCACATGTCCGTTGTGTGGGAATCGTCCGGTTCAGATTGCCGTTTGTGCTCCGTGCGTTCGCGCGTGCACAAGGAAACGAGTGAGGCGGCAAGACCATCGAATCGGAACGAACAAAATGAAGACACGCGAAAATCTGTGCGACTCACTGAAAGAATTGCTCGATGTGAATTCTGTCGCCAAGCAGTTCGATTGCTCAATCCGCCACCTTAAACGACTGTCCGACTCCGGCCGAATGCCGTCGCCCATCAAACTGGGCGCGCTCGTGCGCTGGTCCAAAACGTCGCTCGAACGCTGGATCGAGGACGGATGCCCCTCGCAGAAGAAAGCGCGGAGGTGATGCGCCGCGGAAGCACCGAGGTCGGGCCTGATCCTCGAAGATCCATCCGGAGTTTGTTCAGCGTGAACAGATCTCGTGTTGGACGAATTCACTGCATTCCTAGTTCCATTCCAGAAAGAGAGAGGATTGCCATCACATGTCACTGATAGAACGAATCAATCGCGGTCGTCAGCCGATGCCACCGCGTCTAATCGTCTACGGAACCGAAGGAATCGGTAAATCAACGTTCGCGTCGGAAGCACCTGATCCTGTCTTCATCCAAACCGAAGACGGCCTGTCAGAAATCGACTGCGACAAGTTCCCGCTCGCCACGACCTTCGACGACGTTCAGGCGGCGCTGTCGGAACTCCACACCGAACAGCACGATTACCAAACGGTCGTACTGGATTCACTCGACTGGACGGAACGCCTGATCTGGGACGAACTGTGTCGGAAACACAACGTGACCTCCATCGAGAAAGTCGACGGAGGTTACGCCAAGGGCTACACCCACGCTCTTATCTATTGGCGGCAACTTCTCGATGCGATGAACCGGCTCCGCAACGAACGCCGCATGCTGGTGATCTGCATTGCGCACTCAAAGATCGAGAAGTTCGAGGACCCCGAGACCTCGGCTTATGACCGCTACTCACCACGGCTGAACAAGCACGCATCCGCCATCGTCTGCGAGTGGTCGGATGCCGTGCTGTGCGCCACACGCAAATTCCGCACACAAACCGAGGACACCGGATTCGGTCGCAAACGTGCCATCGCGGCGGCGGTCGGGACAGACGGCGGCGAACGCATCCTGCGGTGTGTCGGCGGTCCGTCCTGCATCGCTAAAAACCGCTACCGGCTCCCTGAGGAACTTTCGCTCTCATGGGCGGGGTTCATTAACGCTCTTTCCAACAACCAGCAAAACGAGGAATCGAATGGCTGACCTGCATGGCTTTGATGCCAATGAAATTGAACCGACATCTGACTTCGAACCGATCCCGGCCGGCAAGTACGTCGCTGTCGTGTCCGGCAGTGAAATGAAGGTCACGAAATCCGGGACCGGCGAGTATCTGCAACTCACGTTTCAAATCATGGATGGCCCGCACAAGAACCGGCTTCTCTGGGCCCGCTTGAACCTCAAGAACCCGAATCCCACGGCGGTGCAGATCGCCAAGGCGGAACTGTCCGCACTCTGTCGGGCGGTTGGGGTTCTGGCACCGAACGATTCGACCGAACTGCACGATCTGCTGCTAATCATTCACGTCCGTTGCAAACGCCGCGACGACACCGGCGATCTCACCAACGAGATCAAAGGCTATTCGCGGAAGGACGCCCCTCCGGAGACGCCCCTGGCAGCGCCCGCTGACAACAGTACTCCACCGTGGAAGCGGCCTCCGCAGGCGGCGGGGTGATGGCATGTTGGAATTCGAACTCCCCTACCCGCCGTCGATCAACCACTACTGGCGGCGGGTGGGGTCGCGAACGCTCATCAGTCGCGAGGGTCGGCGGTTCCGACGGAACGTCATGACGATCTTGGCGGCGATGGAAATTGAGCCGTTGACCGGGCCGCTGGCGGCCGACGTGGAAGTGTTTCCGCCGGACAACCGCCGCCGTGACATCGACAACCTCCAGAAGGCGCTGCTCGATGCGATGGAACATGGTGGCGTGTACGGCGACGACAGTCAGATCATGAAACTCACCATTCAAAAACGAGAGACGGTCGTTGGCGGCCGGACGCTCGTGAAGATCAGGGAATTGTAAATGTTGGAGTTGCGACCCTATCAGAAGGCGGCGAAGGCGGCGGTTTACGATCACATCCGAACGCGGGACGACAACCCGTGCGTCGTCATTCCGACCGGCGGCGGAAAAACGCCCGTGATGGCATCGATCTGCAAAGACGCGGTCGCACGATGGAGCGGCCGCGTTTTGATCCTGGCCCACGTGAAGGAATTGCTGGAGCAGAGCGCCGACAAGCTGCATGCCGTTTGTCCGGGACTCGAGTTCGGCATTTATTCAGCGGGACTCAAACGCCGCGACACACAGCAGTCGGTGATCGTGGCCGGCATCCAGAGCGTATTTCGACGGGCCAGCGAACTCGATGCCTTCGATCTGATCATTGTCGATGAAGCTCACATGATCCCGCCCGAAGGGGATGGGATGTATCAGCAGTTCCTGGCGGAGGCTCGGATCGTCAATCCGGACGTCCGAATCATCGGCATGACTGCCACGCCGTACCGAATGAGGGACGGCCCGATCTGCACGCGGGATCATTTCCTGAACCACATCTGTTACAAAGTGGGCATTTGCGAACTGATCCACGACGGATTTCTGAGCCCGCTGATCACCAAGGCTGGTCGTCAGCAGATTGACACCAGCACGCTGCATGTGTGGGGTGGTGAGTTCGTTGGCGGTGAAGTCGAAGAATTGATGGACACCGACACACGCGTGGAATCTGCCTGCGCCGAGATTGTCGAGTATACCGCCGACCGGAAATCGGTCCTCATCTTCACCTCGGGTGTGCATCACGGGCGGCACGTGGCCCGCGTACTCCAGGAACGACATGGCGTCGAGTGCGGTTTCGTCTGTGGCGAGACACCTCGCGCCGAGCGGCAGGATGTGCTTCGTCGGCTGCGCGATGGCTCACTGAAGTACCTGGCAAACGTCAACGTGCTGACGACCGGGTTTGACGCACCGAACATTGACTGTGTCGCCATGCTCAGGCCGACCATGTCGCCGGGGTTGTACTACCAGATGGTCGGTCGCGGGTTCCGGCTGCATCCAGGCAAGGAGAACTGTCTGGTGCTGGATTTCGGTGGAAATGTGCTGCGGCACGGACCGGTGGATGCGATCGAGGTCAGCGTTGTCGATTCACCCGGTGATGGTTCGAACGCGCCGGCCAAGCTGTGTCCCGAATGCCAGTCGGTGATCGCGGCCGGCTTTGCGACCTGCCCCGATTGCGGTTATGAGTTCCCGCCGCAGGATCGCAAGCAGCACGATGCGCAGGCGAGCAACGCTGGCATTTTGTCTGGGCAGGTCACGGACACCGAGTACGAGGTCCGCGATGTTACATGGTCGGTGCACCAAAAAAAGAACGCTCCGGACGACACACCCAGGTCGATGCGGGTGAACTACCGACTCGGACTCAGCCACTGGCAGTCCGAGTGGATTTGTTTCGAACACATTGGGTACCCGCGAGACAAGGCGGTTTCCTGGTGGCATCGGCGATCTCACGACCCGGTACCCGATTCAGCCGAACGAGCCGTTGAATTGGCGGAAGCCGGTGCGCTCTGTCAGACACATAAAATCGTTGTTCGCAGTGAAGCTGGCAAGAAATTCGACTCCATCGTTGATTACACTCTCGGGCCGCTGCCGGAGACCGAGTCCGTACCGGCGTGGAACGACACCTTTGATGACGAGGATGTACCGTTTTGAACGCTTCGTATTGCACTCTGCATGCCGCCGCTATCCGCTACGCAGAACTCGGTTATCCCGTCTTCCCGTGCGCACCGGGGACTAAGACACCACTCACAAAACGCGGCTATCTGGAAGCGACAGGGGATGTCGAGCAGATCGATCACTGGTGGTCGCAACGTCCCAACGCCAACATCGGGATCCCCACTAGCGGTTTGGTGGTTATCGATGTCGACAAGGGGGCCACCTGGCTGGCGGACCAGACCGGTCGCTCATTGTCTCTAACGATCGCGCCGTTATCACTGACGGCCAATTCTGGACGGCATTATCTGTTCCGGCAGCCGCCGGGCAAGACGTGGCGGAACACGACAGGCCGACTTGCGCCTCATGTCGACACGAGGGCAGATGGTGGCTACATCGTCGTGCCTCCGTCTATCCTGGCTGGCGATCGCTCGTATCGATGGGCTGAAGAGCTGGGACTCAACGATCATCCCGAGAATCTCCCTTTGCCGCCCACCTGGCTAGCGACAGAACTCGACACGCTGGCCACGGATGGCCCAATGTCGCCCCCATCGCCCACCGGGTCGTCCGGAGCCAATGTCATTCCTAGCGGCCAGCGCAATGACACACTCGCGCGACTGGCGGGCGGGATGCGACGCATGGGCATGTCGCAGTCTGAGATTCTCGCTGCCATCGAGCAAACGAACATCAAGCGTTGTGTGCCAGTCCTCAACGACCGCGAAGTTGAGAGGATCGCGACCAGCGTGGCTTGCTACGCGCCGGACGAGGTGGCTGTCGCTCTCGCGGAAAACCACTGGGATCAGATGCATCGGAACGAATCAGAGGCTCCCAACGAACATATCGACCCGGGGCCGATCCCGGAGGACCTGCTACGGGTTCCCGGGTTCATCGAGGAAGTCATGGACTACACGCTGTCCACCGCGCCCTATCCGGAGCCAGCGCTCGCGTTCTGTGGCGCGATCTCACTCCAGGGGCTGCTGGCTTCACGCAAGGTGTGTGACGAGTCCGACAACCGTACCAACATGTATGTGCTTGGTCTGGCGAACTCCGGAGCCGGAAAAGACTACCCACGCAAGGTCAATCAACGCATTCTGTTCGAGGTCGGCCTCACCGACTGCCTGGGGGACACGTTCGCCAGTGGCGAAGGCATCGAAGACCGCCTGTTCCTCAATCCGGCCGTCCTGTTTCAGACGGATGAGATCGACGGGCTGATGACCAAAATCAACCAGGCCCGTGACGCGCGGCACGAAAGCGTCATGAACGTGCTGCTCAAGATGTACTCGAGCAACAACACGGTCTACCCGATGCGAGTGAAGGCGGGCAAGGATCCCGGTGTCATCGACCAACCCGGCCTATGCATCTTCGGAACCGCGATTCCGAAGCACTACTACGAAGCCCTGTCTCTGAAGATGCTGACCAACGGGTTCTTCGCCCGCATGCTGATTTTGGAAACGCGCAAACGAGGCTCCGGTCAAGACGTGGCGATCCGGGACGTGCCCCAACCTATTCTCGACGTGGCCCGGTGGTGGGCTGACCTGCGTCCCGGATCATCCGGCAATCTCGAACGCTGGCACCCGATCCCTAAAGTGGTGGCCTCAACACCGAATTCCGCCGATCTGCTAAAAGAATTCCGCATCCGGGCTGATGAGCAGTACTCCCTGGCCGAAGACCGGGACGATTCGGCGGGGATGGCGATGTGGGCGCGTGCCAATGAGAAGGCGCGTCGTCTATCCCTGAACTATGCATGCAGCAAAGATCACCGTAACCCCACTATTTCTGAGGATGCTGCCCGCTGGGCGTGCGAATTCGTCGAACACCAGACACGCCGTATGTTGTTCATGGCGGGTGACCATGTGAGCGAGAATGAGTTCGATGCCCGCTGCAAAGCGGTGATCGGCACGCTACGCGTCTGGGGCGAGAAGCACGGCGATGCAATGATGCCCTTCTGGAGACTCAACCGCAAGCACCCCTGGAGCGAGAGGGAACACGAGGAGATCCGCACAGCCCTCCTGAACCAACGACTGATTGATTATGAAGAACGTAAAACAGGTGGAACACCACAACGTCTGTACCGGATCGTATGAACCCGTTGTCGGACCCCTTGCCGGTTTGGAGTTCATTGCGCACAGCAACGGGTGTCGTGATCGTCACCTGTTGCACCAATCAGCACAGCCAGAGCGCAACAGGTGCGCAATGGGTTTCAGGCAAGAACACGGACAATACACATAAAAAAAAGAGAAGAAGAACCTATTAACCTATTGCCAATCCTGTACCTCACACGTGTATTTCACCCCACGTGTGTGTGTACGTGAGACCGCTAGCGTAATAGGTCAATAGGTTTGAAAGGTCTCGGTGGATGATAACAGGGAGTACCCACCACAACAGTAAC